TTTGATTTAAACTCAAAGCCTGTAGCTTCTATTGGCATCTTTTCATATTGAATATTATCGAAAAGAATACTTGTGCTGTTATTAGTATTTACTCCATTATGAAAATAATACTTTGTGTTTGATCCATGAATAGCAGTAATAAGTTCAAGTTCAAAAAGCTCAATAATATTACTGGGAGCTATCTTTTGTAATTCTGAAACAGGTACAGCCATTAGGGTTCAAATACTTGTTGAAATGTCATTGATAAACTAGCTCTGTTAACAAAAGGTAATCTTTTTCTCCATGTTAAACAGATCCATTTATAAGCAACAGCACTACCAGGAGGTTGCCAATCAAAAGATTCACCATCTTCGGCTCTAGCTTCAAGAAAACTCTCTATCGTGTCAGAAACAGTTTCGCTGACATCAAAAGTTAATGACCAAACATACGGTATTGTATTTAATCCAAATTTTATACGATGCTGATAGCCGTCATTAAATTGAGTGACATTAACTCTTGGACTTGTAGTTTTTTGAGAGTTATAGCTTGGTTGAACATTTGGAAAAGTAGCCATTAACCTAATAAACCTCCAGGTCTTTTTTCTTTAATAAGTTCTGATTGAACTACTGCTCCTATTAATCTACCTAATTGTTCAGCATTAGGCTCGTCACCTTCAGCAGAAGTACCAGAAGCATCAACATTAACAGAAACATTAACAGAGCCACCAAGAGCATTATTAGGTGTAATCATTCCTGATACTCCTGGACTAAATAACTCAGGACCACGTTCTCCTACTATATAAGAACTTCCACCTCTAACTCGACCACCATCTGCTTTAAATATAGATCCTAATATGCCTCCACCACCTCTTTCAAATTGTCCTCCTACGTTTCCAAAAATAGCCATATTTAAAGCAGCATCAGCTAATTTATTTAATACGTTTTTTAATACGTTATTTAAAGTTTCTGTTCCTTTTATTAGACCTTTAATTCCACTGCCTATATCTTGAGCAATTATTTGAGAAAGCTGTCTAGCAGGATCTAACATAGCTTTTGAATTTGCTATTATTGCTTGTTGTTTTTGTATTTTCAAATCTAATAATGAAAGTTGATCCTCTAGGGTATCACTCTCCTGTTCTTTAAGTTGGTTTTTCAAAATATCACGTTCACCTTCAAGGTTAATTAGTGTAAATTCTTCTTGTTTTAAAGCTAACCTCTCAGCACTCATACTTAATTTATTTTTTTCTAGTTCTACAGCTTGTCTTAAGGGTGCTAACATCCTTGTCTCAAATGTACTACTTACTAGGGCATTTTCAGGTTTATCGGGAGTAGTTACTGAACCAGGCGATGAACCTCCACTTTTAAATAATCCAGGAAATAGTTTATTAAATCTGTTCCTCACAAATTTTGATGCTGGAGCATCCTTAATATTTTGCATATTACCCATTGTCATTCCAAGAGGATCTTTTGTAAAAACCGCTAATTTTATCATTTTTTCAATAGGTAATCTATTTATAAGAGCAATAAAGGGTCCAAAAACATCACTAACAATAATGCTCATCTTTAATCCAAATTGTGCCATTTCAGAATTAAATCTATTTAATTCTTTAGTTATCTGTTCTATTTCCGTAGGAGTCTTACCTGTTATTTCAGTAAACTTATCTATTAATAAAGCGGAAGCAGACGATGTAAGTCCTAACTTCTCTAACTTTGCAGCTAATTCCCCAGTTGGAGTATTAGCTAACCCTAATTTTTCAGTAAGTAAACCTATATTTTCTGTTGGCTTTGCTAAAGCGTTACCTAAATCTCTAATAGAATTAAGTGTATTAGATATAGCTTGAACTGCTGCTGTAGCTGCGATACCTCCTGCAAAACCACTCATTTGTCCAAACATTCCACCTACACCACCACCAAGTCCACCAGCAGCAGCACCGATAGGACCTTGACCAAATAGTAAGGGAAAACCACCACTTATCAACGCACTTTGTAGGTCAAACCTTCTACCTAAATTTGTAAACGTATTAACACTAGATCCTGCTGGGCCTTGCATTAACTTTCCTGTTCTTCTATCAAAATTAAGACCCATACTTGTCGGACCCATAGCTGGACCTTGCATTGGTTGTTGAGGTCCAAACTGTGCAGCAGTAAAGCCTGTCTGTCCTGTTCTAAATCTCTGCGTTACTGTTTTAGTTATACCCTTCTCTGCCTCTAGTATTTTTTGTTTAGTCTTTAATTCATTTTCAGCTAAAAGAATATTTTTCTTAGCTAAATCGAACTCAAATTTATCTGCTTTAGCTTTAGCGTCATCCAATTTAGCCTCTATCTTATCTATTTTTAACCCTTTCCTGCTTACACCCAAAGCTCTTATCTCAAGACCCAAAGCCTTGTTTTTTAGTCCTAACGATGTATTTTCTAATTTTAATTGCTTTTCTGTTTCCGATAGTTGACTTTTAGAACCTTTAGACTGAGCTTTATTAAGATTATTAATATCTGTGCGTATATCTTTTAAGTCTTTTCTAACTTTTGAGGTGTTTAATCTTATATTTACGCTATATTCAGATGCCACTGATTTACACTAAATTACAGATACTAAAAGTTTAGCGTACTTTACGATATTGAGCCTGTCTTTTTGCTTTTTCGTAGGCTTCTTCTTCACGCTCGGCTTTAAGTGCAAAGTAAGCGTTCCAAGCAAACAGTTCTTGCATAGACATTTTTTGCGTTAGTTCTTTATGTGTGTAACCTAGTTGTTCAGCTATAAAAAACTGTAAGTAGATTAAATTATTTTCTTTAAGTTGTGCTTTTTACGGCATCAGGGCTTTCCTCCGTACCCATCTCTTGCATTTTTTGCATAACATCTACCAGTACAGATAAGGGTATTTCTCTCCTTAATATAGGTATATCACCTGATGAAAACATCTTTGCTCCTGACTCATCTTCGGCTTTTGCAATAATAACCTGTAAAGCAAAATCAAGACTGCCCTCTTGCTGTCCTTTGTTCATAGCTACTAATGTGCTATTTATTGTATCTCTATCTGCTATTGTGATAGGCGACCAAAATATTTTCAGCACTAATTCTTCCCCTTTAAAAATGGAATAGCTACTACGCTCTTCAACACTGAAAGCTTTTTTCAGTTTGTCGATTGCTCTTTCTGGTGACATAAAAAATTAAATCTATTCTTGTAGTATATATCAAACTTTAATTTAAAGCACCAAATTTACCATAAGTACGTTTTGTCTTAAATCCCACCAATTTAAAACCTTTATCTATATCTGCCGTAAGAAAATCATTTAATAGATAAACTTGATACCAGTTAGGCACATTAGGTTTAGGTGTTGTTCTTGCCTTTCTCTTAAATAAATCCTCATACATTTGCCCTGGTTCATAAGGACTTTCCATCCTGTTAATTACAAACCCTGCATACTCAGCCTCATTACCGATGTAAAGAGATTTAGATAATGAAGTTAGGACTATAGGACTCTTTGTAGGCATACGTCTTGCCCTTCTTTTCCTAAAAAAACTCTTATCATCTACATTTCCCCGTCTAGGCTTACTTGCCGTTATTGGTGCACCCTTTATTTGCCATGAAGTGTTAAATGTTCCTGTAAACCACGGGCTTCTATCCTGTAAAGATGTGTGTATTTTTGCTGCTGCTTCAGCTTTTGCCTTTACAAGCAATACTGCTAAGTCACCAGGTAAATGTTTTAGATCCTTTACTCTACGCATTTGCTGTAAAACTACAATTTACGACACTCATAAAGTGGCTTTGATCTTCGCTGACAACTGATGACGGTCCAGCTATTTCGCTTACTCTTGGTGAAACAGAAAAAGTATCAGTATAATTTGTTGCATTTACTGAAGTCATACCATCTATTACTGACTCTGCTATAGCAGCAGCTACAGCACTTCCTTTGTTTGATGGTGTCATAATTGCACATCGTATTGAACCAGCATAATAATCAATCGCTGCACCTTGCGGTTGAGTCGTTGATTGCTCAAAATCAAGATTCACCATTACATACTTTTTGTTTTTACCTGGAGTTGTAAAGGGCATATTATCAAAAACTACTGTCACTGTGTTGTCAGCAGTGGTTACTGCGTTTTTGATTGCTGTTTCAAATGCTGCTCTTACGTTTACTAAAGTC